TACCAGCAGGACGGAGGTGCCGAGCGTGGGCTTCGGGGCGCGGCCCACGGGCCAGCGCATGGTGATGGAGCGGTCGGTGTTGAATCCCCCGGTTTCCAGACTCATGGTTGGCTTCGGGGTGCTGACATGGGCGTAAAAGGTCTTGCCCGAAATGGTGACCTGAGTGCCGAGAGCATCGGCGATGCTGGCAAGCCCCTTCGCATGGAAAGCGGCGATTGCGGATCGTGACAGGGCCATGCAGAGAGGCCCCTGTCAAAAGCAGAAGGCCGTCCCCCACGCACGAGGGACGGCCTTGCTTGGTTTGCCTATCCGAGGCTAGCTGGTGATGAATTTGAGCGCGCTTCCGTCGGCCTTGGCCGAGCCGAAGATCACGTCGAAGCTACCATAGAGGCCGCGGTCGGAAGCGGACCCCCAGATCGAGAGCTGGATCTGGAGACCGTCCAGACCCGGAACCTCGACCGTTTCCTGCTGCATGAGCAGGGAAGCGACGGCGGGATCGACGTATGGCAGCGCGCTTGCACACGCCAGTGCCTCGGGGGAGGCCGCAAAACCGTGGATGGTCTTGGTCGTTCCGTTGAGGAGGGCGTCGGATCCACCGGTCACCGCGTTGAAGCGGGTGTTGAGGTAGACGTTGTCGAAACCGTAGGCGGGACCGCCGGTCACGGGGATGCTGAAACCGCTCTGCGGCTGGAGGTAGCTGAAGTACGTTCCATCCAGCACGAGGTTGCGCTCGGTGCCATTGGCGATCGCAGCGAAGAGGGCGGGGAGCCCCTTGGTGATGAGGTCGTTGCCGAGAACGCCGCCGGTGGCCGTCGTGATCGCGCTGTTGTAGGCAGCTGTCCCGAAGTTGGTCGTGGTGAGCGGGGTCATGGCGATGTCCATGATGGCGTTGCCGAGGGCCGCGAGGTTGGCCTTCATGACCTTCTCCAGCTTGAAGCCCTGATTGAGCTGTGCGCTGGTGAGGCCGAACTGGGCCGAGATGTGGTTCATGGTGACGGCTGCGGCGGTCACGGAATCACCCTGACTCTGGAAGGAAGTCGGGTTGGTGACGGCTGCGGCGGCGTTGCCGACGACGGCGACCTGAAGCTTGCGGAGTCCGGCGCTAGCCACGACATCCGAACTGAAGTCGGTGTTGAAAGCCTTCAAGCTGGAGAGCTTGGGCTGAAGGACGGTGATGGCCGTGGTCGTCGCTGTGTCGACAACCAGGGAACTGGAATAGCTGTTAGCCATGGTGTGGGTGTTGGGTTGGGGTTATTTCAACCTTGCGGCGATGGATCGCTCGATCTCGCGCCGGTTGGTTTGAAAGAATGAAAGGCGTTCGGGTCCGGCAGGCATCGACTCGTATTTCTCGATCACGCTCATGGCCGGGGTCTCATCGACGATCTCGGGAACATCGATGGAAGCGGAAAGGCCCATGACAGAGAGGACGCTGCGGTGGAGGTAGCGCAGATCGACCAGTTCGGCGTCGCGCTTGGAGAGTTCGGATTTGAAAGACTCGATCTCGGAACGTGCGGCGGCCAGATCGCCCCTGACCCTCGAAAGCTCGCTTCGGGTGGCCTCAAGGTCGGTGGTGACGGCCCCCCATGTGCGGGAAAGCTCTGCCGGTGCCGGAACCTCGGGCTTGGCTTCGACCGCTTCCTCGGAAACGGTTACGGGAGCCGGTTCCTCCGCGTTTTCCTCCAGCTTCTCGGCGGCCGCTTCGGGGGAGGTCTCTTCAAAAACCTCGGAAGGGACGATTTCGGCTACGGGTTCAGCGACCACCTCGGGGGCGGCCACATCGACGGGGATCTCCTCGACGGGAGCTTCAGGGGTGGTGGGTTCACTCATAGAGGGTTGGGAAAAGAGGGACGGGTTGCAGGCGGGTGCTTGGACAAGGTCGGCGCTGTAGAGTTCGCAGACCCTCGCGGCATAGGCCGTGATCTCCTGATCGATTTGGTCAGCATACTGGGGGTTGATTCCCTGGACGGGGCCGTCATCCTCGTCGCCGTCCGGTTCCTGATCGTTGCCATAGACGGCCTCGGGGGCGTTCATGAACGAGATCGAGATGCCGAAGTTGCTCGGCATCGTCTCGGCCATCTCGATGAGGGTCGCGTAGCTCTCGTGACTCTTGAGGAGGTAGAGGTCGCCGCGAACACAGTCGCCTTCGCGCACGATCTCCCGGATCGATCCGATCAGCTCCTCGATGTCGGTGCCGTGGGCCAGCTTGACCGGCACTCCATCGGAAAAAGTGGCCGCCGCGCTGACCACCTCGTCGAGCGTCGTGTCGTCTACGATGATCGGTTCCCCCAAAAAGGAATGGCCCTTGGCCTCCCCTTTGGTGATGACGCGCACCCCACGGAGGATGCCGTTGTCGGCATCGACCCGGCTGTCGGTCGCGGCGGCGAAGAGGGAAAGCGTGGACATTATGGGTTTTCGCGCCGTGTCAAATCATCCGCCCTACTTGGATCCCTCCGATGCGGTCGGGGAAATCTGGGGGGATCCCGGAAGCGGCGGGAAAACCTCGCTGGTGGTCAACTCGACCCCTTCCTCCTTGGCGATCTCCTGCACGAGTTTCTTTCGGCGGGCCGCAAACCGGATGATGTCGGCATCCTGAGTGTCGGCATCGAGGCCCTGCAAAGCGTAGTAGCGCTGCGGGGAGATTTGCCCACGGAGGAGGAGATCGCTCATGAGGCGGCCATCACGCCCGAAATCGACCGACAACCGGGCCGGAGGCGTGAAATCCACCCTCCACCAATCACTCCCATCATTTGGCATCGGGAGCCGCCCGGACTGAATCTCCTGCCAGATCCAGAACCTCCAGAACGGGGCGGCGAAGGACTGGGTGATGATGTCGCGGATTTCGTCAATGGCGCATGCGGCCTCTTCCAAGATCCATCGCTGGTTCGCGCCACCGGCATCGGTCGCGTCGAAAAGGAACTGGCTGCTGAATCCAAGGCCGACGGCGATCTCCTCCTTCAGCGTTGCAAGGAACTGCTGCATGTTCCCCGAAGGGTGGTTGTTGATCAGGCTCTCGACCTTCTCTCCCGGCTTGAGTTGCGGGATGATGGAGCCATTGGTCATGGCATCCACGGTCATCGGCTGCTGGCTGGATGTGGATTGACCCTTGACCAAGGACGATCCTAGGCCGATCTGACCGGCCTCCGGGGAGGTGATGACCATGGCCATCGAGGCACCGATCTTGGCCGACTGTTTCTCGAACGCCAGATACTCGCTGATGTCCTGAAGCGTGTTCGCGGCCCGCGCCAGAAAGCTCGGGGCGCGGGTGTAGCCGATGCGGTAGGCCCTTCTGACCTGAGTGATGTCGTCGGCGGAAATATCCTCGAATTCCGAGGAGGCCGGGGCCTTGAGAATCCGGAACTTGATCGGCTTCCCCGATTTCGGATCGACCTTCACGCCATCATTCCATCCCTCCTCCTCCTTGCCGACGGGTGAGCCGACATTTTCCCCAGGAACCAGACGGAACATGGCCCGACCGGCCTTGCTGGTCATCCTCTGCCAGAAGACATCGCCTGCGATAGCCATCTGGCGGACCAGAAGAGGGATGGCCTGGTCGAAGTTCACCATGCCGGAGACATCGACGCCGAAGGCGGCATTGCGGGCCGCATCGGTGAAAGACTGTTCGGCCATGCGATTCCATTCCTCATCTTGCGTGCGAGCCTGCGGGATAAGCGGCCCGACAAGGCGGGCGATCTTGTCGATCGCGCCCCCGGCCAGTCCGGAATTGTTGTAAAGCCACTGAGCTTTTTTCAGAAGCTCCTGACGGGAGCCGCCGGTCAGTTCCTTCTTGGCATCGAGCGTCGGGCTGTAAAGCCACATCCGCTGCGGATTGAACCGATAGCTCGCCTCGTAGGCCGCTAGGTCGGTCGTTTTCTTAGGCCGCCCCGCTCCGGGACGCGCACCGCCGCGTTTTGATTTCGGTTCGCTCATACCGAGCGCCCTCTGTCAAAAATCAAACCGAAATCAAGTGACCGCCCACGTCCGCGAGTAATCGGGACGGGTGCCAAGCTGGCGGGAAGTCAGCGTGCCGTCGGCGTTCAGCGGCACATCCCCCTTCTCCTTGCGGACATCCATGATTACAGCCAGATAATCGAGACGAGGAAATGCCACCTCTCCATTTGCAGATCCTCCTTCAGCGCTTGTTCCGGTAATGGTAACTTCCTCACAGGCAAGTGCCGCGATGCTGTCAGAGAGATCCTGAAGTTCCTCAAGGGGCTTGTAGCGTAGCCACTGCTTGATTCCGGAGACATTGGGAGTGATCGAGGGCATGTAGCCCCCGCCGTGTCAAAGGGTCAGGGGGCCTTTTCTTCCAAGGCTGGCTCCCTCCGTCCCAGTTGGTTCCTCATGATCGCCCAGGCGACGCAGTGAAGCTTGGTGCAATCACCGAAGTGATCGGCTGTGACTTTCTTCCAGTAGAAGGGGGATACCCGGCTGTTCTTGTTCTCCAGCATCTGCTGGCCGGTGTGCCCCTCGATGAAGTCTCGACCGACATCCTCAGGAAGGTGGAGTCGGGGAGGAAGCCGCTTCTTGATCCGCTCGAGATACAGGTGGGTCTTCCAGGCAAAATCTCCGTAGGTGTAGAGCAGGATGTTCAGGCCCTTGATGTTCGTGACGGCGTAGTTCCCGAAGGTGGACTCCGATCCCTTGGACGG